AGTCGGTGAACAGATCTCGATTTTGTAAATCGTGCAGGCTGTGACACCACACACCTGGGTTTGTTGCGTTAAAATCTTTGTCGTCAATTTTGATCACAGCATTATAACCAAACTGTTTGATGTATGGTAGTTTGACCGAGATCATGGGTATAAAGTTATGGAATTCAACTAGACCGCTTTCCAACAGGCCTTCAGCCTGCGCCAGATCCAAATCCAGTGTGCAGAACCAGCCAGCCTCTAGGCAGTCCTGCACCATGACTTCCCAATCGCGCCAACCATCGGCATCATTTTTATCTAGTGCTGGAAAACTTTGATTAGCACCAAAATAGACATGCTCGCAGTCATTGTTCTTGGCTTCTTGCAAAACAATTTGTGGATCCTGTAGACCCACCACAAACAAAGTCCTCTTGCCAAATGCCGGAGTGTGTTCCACTTCGGTTCCGGTAAAGAAACTGACTTCTTGGTGTCCGGCTCTAATCATTTTGTTCGGTATTGTAATAGGTTTCGGGAGCGTGATCTTGTTTAAGTGTAACAATTTGTCGCTTTAATTGCAACCGTTGTTTCTTCAAATCGTTCAGTTCCACATCATCAAATACACCAGTTTTCTCCAAACCATCTATGCGCTTGTCCAACACATGGTGTGCTTCTTCCAAATGTTTAATGCGACGTTCCCAGGTCATGCAGCCTCCAAATTATCTAGTTTTGATTGATCTAATTCTACTTCGTCCTCGTTACGGTCATCTGATGTATCCGCTTCCTCAAACAACAGATTAAACATGGGACGACCACTCTTGGCCTTCTTGCCTTTGAAGCCTCTTGTGCCAATGATGTCCATCCAGTAACGATCATACTTTTCGATGATGGCTTCGGCTTCTGCTCTATCTGCTGTAGCAAATATGCTGTCAACAATATCATGGAAGTACTCGTGATCGCCGTTTTCGTTGCGCATCATGTAGGGATACTTGCCGGCATCGTATTCTCTGTTGGCACGTTGTACCGCTTCAATGTGCATCCAAACATTGTGACCCATTAGTAGCGCATAGCTGAAACTGTCCCACGATGTCTTGCCCCATTTGCCATTTTTGTTTACATCGGGCAACACATCATACAGTGTTGGATCTTGGAAATTATCTTCAGTGATCACGACACCGGCTTTTGGAACTCCTGCCTTGTAAATGCAGATGTCCTTCATCAACAAATGTTTACTAATTGGACTTTCGTCAAAGTGACCAGGAATAACTTTTCCATCTTTTTTGGTGTCCAACAGTCCGTCTTGTAAAACTGCATCTCTGTAGGGACGGGTATCGGTAGCATACTTTTTGTCGTCCACAATAGGGCTCATTCTATAGCACCATTTGCCTTCGTGTGGAAGATCAATATGATGATATACCTGTCCGTTGGCAGTGGCCAGGAACGGACTTGCACAGTCAAAGCTGATAGTGAAACTAGGATTCACATACTTGCGTATAGCACGTTGTATATCGGTCAACAACACCGCCCACTCCAATTTTGACGTGCCCAAGAAGTGCATCCAATCATGTATGCCTTCCTTCAAGAATCCATCGTGGCGCAAGGCCACAAGTCTGCGCAAGATCAAGTGTACATCACACATGTTTTGTCCGCCCATGGCCCAACCATCAAAGTGTGTGTCAGGATATTTCACAGGATCACAATACTCTTTCATGATGTCGTACCAGTCATCGGCATTGCGATGATTGTCGCCCTGCAACACGTTTAGGATCTTGGTGCCGCCATTGGCCTTGCCCTTACGGTTGGCCATGAAATATTCGTTGTTGAACTTGGTAGCATCAATGGCCTGCTGTAGAGTTTTAATTTTACAAGCATCTGAAGCCTTTTGATCATGTATCACCCAGGTTGGAATATCGAGTGTCATACAGTAGTTGCTGACGCTATCCAACCAGGTCAAGACTGCTCGGCGTTTGGCTTCGGCCTTGGCGCAACCAGAACCGGCCTTCCAGTCTCCTTCCCACAGGCCCTTGGCGATCTGGAATCCACCCGAGTCGCCCAACATAAGCGTATTGGGGTCTCGATTGCGTACCATGTCCTCAGACCAGTCCTGTTTGGTAAGATCTAGATTGGCATGTCCACCTGAATATAACGACCATCGGTATGGGAACAGGCCCTTTTGAGCATTGAGCCAGTTCATCTGTTCCATGTCCGGAATACCTGTAGGCATGCGTGCCGGATCCACATAAGGACCGTTTACAGGATCACGCTGTTTGCCTACAAAGGTAGCATAGAATCCACTGATTGCTGGCAAGAATACAGCGTAATCGTTCTGCTTGGCTGTGAGATTGTCTTGTATCACTTGGTCTGTGCTGGCAAGATATAGTTGTAAACAGCTACACCAGAATCTACAGTGATCTGTGCTGCACCGTCATCACTGATCTTGAATACCTTGTCGCCGGTTAGATCCAAGATGCTGATGACCTGTTTGATTGGCCATGACCATGAACGCTTGAGTGTACCAGTTACTCCAGGATGAAACACAAAGTTTCCTGCATGGGTTGAATGATCACCAAAGAAAAACTTCAAGTCGCCGTTTTCGGTCTTGACTTGGAAGTTGACTTCTTCGCTGTTGGCCTGCGCCTGCATTTTAAGACGCTGGATAGCGGCCACTGTGGGCTCAAATTCCACATGCCAGTTGACACCTTTGAATTTTACATCCTTGGCTTTTTCTGTGACAATTTCTGAAGCCATAAAGCGATAATTGTTTTTGAAGTCACCGGTGGCATTCTTAAAGGCGATTCCGTCAGGTTCTCCTGTGGACTTGCGTGTAAGACTCAAATCAGCACCTTCCTTGTATTCCTGCAGATTTAATAATACTTTCAGTTTGCTGAGATTTGGCATACCGAACAGGCCAATAAAGTCGGCCACAGGTCCAGCAAATGCGCCGTTTAATACCACGCTGCGATCTTCGGCCACGCCGAAGATCTGTGTTTCGGTATCAGTACCGGTGATCTTGACCAGGTCAATAACGCCCAGATCATGCGTGTGTTCTACTAAGTCTAATAAATGGTCTCTCATGTTTACATCTCCTTTGTTGTATTGTACAGGGGTTATTTAGATTTTGCAACTACTTTGGTAATTTTTTTGCCATGACTTGATTGGCTTTGATCGTGCTTATCAGCCCAGGTTTTCGCAACTCTAGCCAGGTCCAAGGCCCACCGTCATTGAATTCAAACTCCTTGGTATAACCAATACTTTCAGCCATGCCACGGATCAAGCGCCCCGGAGTATAACAGGCTGAAGTTCGCTCAACCAATTCGATAGCTTCAGGGCGATCGCAATCATTAAAGGTCATGATCAGGACACCACCAGGGCGTAACTTGGTGTAGAGTTCATTTAGATATTGTCGTATAATCTCAAAAGGCTTGTAGTTGAAAAAGTCGTAGGCCACACATACCAAAAATTGATTTTTGGGTATTGATACCAATATTTCTTGATCTGGCACTTCCTGTATCACATACTTGCGTAGGCGTCCTTGATAAGCATAGGGAAACTTGTTCAAGGCTGGCTCCAACAGTTCATAATGCTCGTCTACAATGTAGACCGGATCGTTGGCGACCATATGATGAATCAAGTCACTTTTGCCAGGATGTATAAACATGGCTGGATATCGAGGATCTGCGTAACGACGGATACGTGCTTCCTGTAGTTCTCTAATTTTCTCCACTGGAGTGGGCAAGCGACTCATTATGTTTTCCAGCATATCCTTGCGTGTAGATTCCACGTTGCGATCCATGCCACGTCTAAGGATGCCGTAGTCGTCTCTATAAAAATCAGACTGATATTCGTTAAAGCCTCGCATTATGGAATTTTGTGATTCATACCACTGATAACTCTGTTGCAACAAAGGTTTTTCCTCTTCAGTGATACGTTCCAGCAGTCGTTGTCTTATGTTTGCCAGATCCAACTCGAAATTATCCAAGGTGTCAAACACAGTTTGCTTGTGGTCACACAGTTTTTCAGCAAGATTTTTTCCATTAGATTCAAAAAATCCTATCTGTTGGGCCTGTATCACACTTATTATTCTGCTTAAATGCGTATCTGCAGACTGTCTGATGCTGTCTGAGGAGAAACGATCCAATTCATTGAGAAATGTTACCAGTTGGCTCAGTTTCATATTACCACTCAAACAGGGCTTGGAATGTGTTTTCAGTATTGGTGGCCGCGGCCAGATCCCAGTCCAATACACTCAACAGGTTGTCTAGTTTTTGATCTACCACGGTAGCTTCCATCTCACCATCGTCAAATGGCAGATCTTTGAACCATTGTGGTAGATGTAGTTCATCTGTGGGATAGCCAATTGATGTCCAGCCCAAGGGATTTTGTTTTAGTTTACACACAATGGTTTTCATGCCATCTACAATCTGCATGGAGTATTTGTCGCTATTCATACGACGCAGGTTGTTCCAGTTGAGTGCGGCACGCACATGTCCGGGCATGTTGGCTTTGCCTAGGCGTTCTTCTTCCTTGGCATACTTGGTTAGATTGTTGACACGCTTGGGTGATCCTTTTTCCCAACCTGGTCGCTCTTTGAACTTGTATTTGAACTCGCGAATCTTTTCAATGATCTGTTCTCTAGTGGCACCGATCAAGACATCGTTTAGGATCTCACTTAAAAACTCTTGGATTACCTTGGGAGTATCTGATCGCTTTAAGTCCAGACCCATGGCCTTGACCTTGCCCGGGCTTCCGTGTGTGTCCACACGCTTGTTCTCTTTGTCGTAATACATGACAGCATAACGCTTCTTGGTAATGAACAGGCCCTTGGAAGCCACAATCTCTCGACCGCCCCGGATCACACTACCCATTTCACGCGGCACATGGAACGCCTGTTCCATAAAGCCTGGAAAACTCTCATTGACTTGATCAGCAATCGAATTATACAGTTGAACTGCTGTTTCTCTAGTCCAGGTCATGTTGCCCTTTTCGATCTCGTCCTTCAGCACAGGATAAGCAGTAAAGTAACAGGAGTCTGTGTCACCATAGATAATGGCATCGCCCACGTGATCATACTTGCCGGTGATGCATTCGTTTACATAAGCATCCATGTGACGGGCAATCGCACGACCAGTAAGAGTTGTGGATTGGCCAATACGCTTGTCAAAGAAACGGCAACCAGGATTAAGAATAGCACCATAGAGACTGTTGAGGTTAATTTTCTTAACCAGTTGACGCTTGTCCCAATACTCTTCATCTTCTGCATTTTTACATTCCTTTAGTTTGGCCTGCATTTCTTTACGTTCTGCATACCAGCGTTTTAGCAAACCAGGGATAATACCTTCTTTTTCATAGGTAAAGATTGTGCCATTGGCACTGAGCATCCAGGGCTGGTTTGAGTCAAATATGATCTTCCATACTTCAGCCGCACTGTGAACTGATTCCTCACCGTCTTGCCAGTCAATGGTGATCTCTGTGCCGGTCTGCATTTCCATCACAGCGGTGTATTCTAAACTGCCGAACAGTCCTTCCCATGCGGCCGCAAAGCTGGATCCAGAACGTATCTTGTCAGCAATATAACGGTCAGTCATGATGGGACGCAGTTGTCCCACAATGGTTTCTGGTCCCATGTTAAGCGCACGAATAGCACTTGGATAAAGACTGTTGATGTCTATGGACCCTACATATTCATGTATGCCCTTGCGTGGGTAAGCCACGTAGGCACCTGCAGCCTGAGTATCCTCATCTGAGTAACGTTCCTTGCGATTGGGCACAACCATGCCACGTTCGTGTGCTTCGTTGATGATGGCCTGTTCGGTCACAGCCACAGCACCCATGGTGGTTTGTAGCAACACAGTGTTCTCATGTGCCAAGGTATTGGCCAGATCCAGGAACTTTAACTTCCGGTCCAGCTTGGCCAAGATCATGGTATCTTGTCTGTTGTACTCAATAAAGGTCTTGAAGTTTTGATTGTACAGTTGATCCAAGGTACCTTCAAACACAGTCTTGCTTTCTTGCAATTCGTATTCGGCAATGGCATCTAGGCTATAGCTATGGCGTTCTTCGTAGGTATATTTTCTATACAGTTGCATATAGTCCATATGCACACGACCGATCAGGTCATAGGTCTGACTCTCAGCACCAAAGCGTTCAAATGTACGGCCCTTGGGATACTGATTCCATAGACAAAAACGTCTAGTATCGTCCTTGCTCAGCACCCTGGTCACACGATTCACAGTGTAAGGTATGTCATAGCCCTCCGAATTCCAACCCGAGATAGCATCAGCATCTTCGATTAGATCCAGGAACGTTTTTAACATTTCACCTTCGTCGCGGAAGATGATGGTGTTTTCAAACTCGCCGGCAATTTCCTGCGCAGTGGCCTCGCTCATGTGCTTAGGCGGAACCACCAGAGTAACCAACTGTTCTAGCCACTGTAGATAAACTGAGATAGCTGTTATGGGATTGAATGGATCTTCGGGCTTGCTGAATCCACGCTCAGGATCGAAGTCTACCTCAATGTCAAAAAACGCCACATTAAGTCGAGGCGCATCTTGGCCCTTGTAGTTGTCCTCTAGACAACGGAATACCGGATTGATATCGGACTCAAACAGTCGCTTGCTGGACTGCATCTTGAGTTCCTTACGGAATTCCTTGTTGTTGCGTGTTGAGAATCTACTGACGGGTGTTCCAAAAATACTTTGGAACTTGCCTCTGCCGTCTTCGTAATAAAAAATGTAGTTGGCCGGATACTCGCAATACTTCCGCTCGCCATCTCTGCGCTCAACCACATGTATGCGATCGTGTTCACGATCAAATAAGGCATCAATATACATCGTTCTCCTTGTGGCTTATGGCCCACATACCTTGATTCATGTTCGTAACGTGAACGACTCGTTGTTTGTTGAAAACAATACTTATAAGGTCTTGCCTACTGTGGTCAAAATTGTTTCCAACAGTTCATGATCTTGTTGTTCACGACCAAACTCGGCCTTGTGTGCCAGCTTGATGGCCTTCTTGAGAATATTGGGTTTGATGTCTAGTTCTTCGGCAATGGCCTTGATGGTGTCGTTGAGACCGCCGGTAAGTGTTTCAATCTCCAAGGTAACCTGCATACCTTCGTTGATGACCTGGGTCAATTTGGCCTGTTCTGCTGTGTTGAAAGTTCTGTTGTTTGACATGTAAATCTCCTTTGATAAAATATTATACAGCACATCCTGATAGAAATCAAGAGATTTTTGGCATACCGTGCCAAAATTCAGTATCTGGTAATCCTGATACAGACTTGAGCTGAGCCATGGCATCTGCATACAGATCGGAATCTTTGTGGTACACATCGATCTGGGCAAACTGATCCGTTGTGAATGTGCCCCAGTTGACTATGCGTTGGAACTGGACCGAATCGCAACCAAAGCCCTTGCTGAGATCATAAAAATCTCGCATCTCTTTGTAGTTGGCACGCTGTACTACCATACGAGCATTGAACTGCATTCCGTTTTGTGCCTTCTTGTCCTGTAGCCAGCGCATGGCCTGCATGATGTTGCTCCAGGCGCCACCACGTCTGAGTTGTTCATATGTTTCAGCTGTGGCGGCATCATAAGATATGGTTATCTTTTTTACATGACCCTGCATGTCGCCCATCCTGTGCCAACGATCCTCGCATAGTAAACCATTTGACAAGATATCTAGCTCTAGATTTGGAAAATCTTTACTGGGAATATTGGCCAAAAAATCTAACAAAAATGCACTGGCAAAAAGATCACCGCCAGTGTCCAGGGTCAATACGATGCGCTGGTCAGTGGGTGTACCAAAAAGATTGCGAGCCACTATGGCCGATAGTTGTGTTTGGCGTTCCTTGGTCTCGTAATCGTTTTTGAGCACTGTATGTCTGCAACTGGGGCACCAGAGATTGCAGGTGCGATCCATGGACAAGGTAATATAGTGTGGCACCAGGAATCTAGCAGGATCCTCTACTGCCCAGGCTACCTCGGGCGACAGGTTTTCAACAGTGTTGAGACCATTGGTTCTCAGTATGCCGCACTTGTCTGGATCGCAGTAGATATATGTGCCATCTATGATGCTTTGCCGTATGCTTTGGGCCATGCTCCCGGCCAAGAGGTCAGCCAGGTTGTTATCAAATATGTTGCCAATACGGGTAGGTTGCCAGGTAGAACAACCACAGATACCCACAAAGCCGTCGGCATCCACATTGATCTGCACAAATGGACTGAGACAGTATTTTCCCTTGAGGTCCTGCGCAGGAAAGGTAGTAATTGGAATGATTTTTTTCAGCATCTATGTGATCTTTCTAGCTCGCCGACCAGCATATCGTCCTGGCTGATCCACATCACATATGACATTGCTGAATGCCTGTACCTGGACTGAATCAGCCACCTGAACCTGATTGGTCACTGTTGATCTTAGATTAAAAACACAGTGATCCCCTACTTGACTCTTGCCTGTGACGATCACCGACGGTCGCAACACACAGTTGCGACCAATCTGTGCATGATGTCCGATCATGCTGTAGGCCGCCAGGACACAGTGACGTCCCACTGTAGCCGCTAGGCCTATGTTGCAGAATGGAAAAACAAAAGTGCCGCCACCAATGGTTGTTTGATCGGCTATCACGGCAGAGTCATGTATTACTGTGACCAGATCCTGTTGATCTATCTGATCAATGATAGCCCGACGTTCTGGAAAATCTACATTTAACGATACTATGTACTGGAATTGCGATGGATCCGCCAAGACACAAAACTGCTCAGGTGTCATGACCTGGCAGGCGTGAGTGCGCTGTATCTCTGCAACAAATTCCTGTGTTAGAGATGACTCAGCATAGCCAATGACGCGGATGGGTTTGTTGTTGCCAATGATCAAGTAGTGCTCACTTTGGTTTGAATAGGTAGCGAATCTATTTATAACCCGGCAGCAGCCGCCGACACGTAACCCTAGCGGTCCTAAGGTGTGTTATTTGACGCCTATGGTCATGAAGCGTCGATATTTGGTTTCAGGATCTCGTAACTGTATAGCACCGCGATACAGCACTTCACTTAAGGGATACCTGCGTTGTATATCCTGTGAATCGTTATATTTAACTCCAGGGTCATTGTCTCGGGCCTGCATGGCCACCAAGGTTCCGGCTGGTATGTGTTCAAACCACTCGGCTTCGGACATTTCGGTCAGGCTGGTATTAATCACGACCCCTGCATCGCCTAACTGTTGATAATCCAGTTGGTTCGCATCTTTTAGCATGTATTCTGTGTTGTCTATTCCTGCCAGGTCCAGTATCTGTTCACTGGTCTTCAACATTTCAGGATCAATTTCCACATTGATGATCAGGTCTGCCTGGACCGTGGGCTGTAGCTTCATGTACAAGGCCAGATTTCCGTACCAGGATCCTAACACATACATGGTGGAGTAGTGGCGTTGAATTTTTTCTAATTCTTGTAAGAGCCAGACCTTGCTAGCAATCAAGTCGCGAGTAAAGCTGCCAGCCAGGCTATAGCCGCTGCTTTCGGTCACGGGTGTTCGTGGTTGTGGATAGCGGGTGGCGCTGGGACGGTCCGATTGATGCTGATAGTTGCAGGCAGGATTCAGTACAGAAACTATGCGGTCTTCTATGTCGCCCAGTTTGCGTTTGAATGTTACAGCATCGTCTCCGGCATCTGGTGGTATAGGAAAAAATCTAAGTGTTATGTCTTTGAGATCGTCCATGCCATAACCAGCGGCAAAAAACTTCTGACTAAACTGTTGCCAGTTTCGCATCTGTGTGGCGCTGGTACATTGATCCAACAGTTTTTGTATGTGCTTGTACCAGCGCTCGCGGAAATTGTTTTTGCTGGCTATGCCCACATAGAAATAACCCCAGTCAGGATGAGACCATGCATAGATGCCACTTTGTAAAACTTCAGGTGGTAGATTTTGTTTCTTTTTGAAACGTATTTTTAAACCCGGTTGTCCTGGAACCTTTTGCTGTACAACATCAAATATGCTGAAAAAGGGATATCGCACACTGCGACCCAGTTGTATTTCATTGAGCTTCATACCGGTGCGTAGGGATTTTTTGGTGTATCTAAGCCGTCGTCTTCAGGCCATACAGGGTAGTACATCATTTTCCATCCACTTGTAGTTGACTGCCCTTGTTGAAGCTGGGGCTAAATGGGCTCTGCGCCACACGGCCGCCCTTGCTTTGGCTCCAGGCATACCCAGCACGATGACCCGAGCAGTCTTTGGTACAAGGACTACCCAAGAAGCTGAGTTCATTTAGTTCATCCTTGAGCCAGGTAGCGGCAAATGCCGCACACAGTCCTTGGATTTTTTTATTACTGGTAATTTCTAAATGATAAGTTTTATCGCCACCCCATGTTTGTTGGCTTGGATCTCTATAGCCAGCATATACTTTATGCACTGGAGTTGAACTTATTAGATCTTTGCAACTGTCTCCCAAACGCTCGGGCATGGGTTCGGTGCAAGGACTACAGGTAGTGAGTATGATACTGCCTTCGGGTATTTCTCCAAAACGTTCGCGATAGGCATCAATGGCCGCACGTTCACCATGCACATCACCAGCATCTGTTTGATAATTCAAGGCGGCAACACAGCGATTATCAGGATCTAATACAGCCGCAGCCACCATGCCATATAGATCAGGATCTCGTTGTTGTCCTGCAATAACCAATTCGCACAGACGCACCAGGATACTGTCCAGTTTGTTGTAGTTCTTTATTTTGAAGTCGCTGATTTTCATTCAGCACCAAGTATCTGTTTAACTTCGTGTACCCACCCTGACACGTCGCTAGTGCCAATTTCATCTACATCGCCGATGTTGTAGGCCACTTCTTCCACGGCCTGCATGACCTTGTCGGGTCCAAACTGCTTGAGCAGATCAGTATGTGCTATCATGATTCTGCGCAGGATGGCCTGCTCGGCTGGTGCACTGGCCGTGTCCTCGCCTAGTTCTTGATAACCGTAACCGCGTCCTGGTATCTTCATACGACTGAGACTTACTACACCTGGTTCCTGGTCAGCACCGTACAGGTCATCTTCCAGGGCTTTTACACGTTGAGCTATGGTTTTTTGGAAACTGCCCAGCTTTGGAACACCTTTGAAAGTGAAACGATCTAGTTCCTGTCCACGCTTGCTGATCACTACTGTTTTGCTAACCGGATCATATTCTACCACAAAGCCCTGTGTGACCATCTTGGCTGGGATCTCAGTAGAAGCTTCGGCCAACCAAGGTTCCTTGGCGTCATCCTCATCGCCGTAGCCAGCACGCACACGATCAAGACCTTTTTGTATGTGTGAAGCTGGTGCTGGCCGCTTTTCGATTCGAGCTGTTGGCTGAGCTTTATGGGCCGCTTGCACCAAACGGTCAGCCATGTCAGCAAACAGTGGACTAGTAGCTTTGCCATTTATAGTAACAATGTACTTTTGTGGCTCGCGCATTTCGTCCATCGACTTGGGCTTTTTGTGATGTTTCTTCATGTTGATGGCAATGGCAGCCTGCTGTGCGGCGTTGGCAGCTTCATTAGTTTGCGGTTCTTTGGTCAATGCCTGGTTAGCTTTGATAAATGTCGAAGGCTTGGGAGGATTTTTAGTAACATAGTTTGTGACCACATCGTCATTGTTGACAACTGTCACTAGATATTCACCTTGTTTGTTGGGTCCTTGGACTGACGCAACCTGGAAATCATACTCATCGGGGATGGCCACACCATTTTTTTCACCAGATCGAGTGGTTGCCTGAGATGCCACTTTAACATTGCGTGGAGTGTTAAGTTGATGCCAACTTGGATCATCTGGACTGGTTACCTGTGCCATTGGCGTTTGAAATTGTTTTTGAGCGGCCTGTTGTAAAGCACCGGCGTCAGGATTCTGTGCTCCGGCACTGCCGGCGGCCAAGGCACCTGCTACAGCAGCACCTGCCAGGCGACTCTTGATACCTTCATCCATGATGGGCATAAGGGTGATCTTGTCAGCCTTTGCTTTGTCCTCAGGTTTTCCAGACTTGTATAACTTCTTCTTCCAGTTGTCGTGGTAGCGACGAGCCTCATCATAAAAGTCAAACTGTTTAACAGGTCGACCGGCTAGGCACACAGCATATGGTTCCGGCTTTTTGAAGTCTTGATAACCTTCATGCACCACTGGTTTAATGCTGGTTATGTGGCCATTGACTCTACGTGCAAACTCACGAGCTTCGGTTTCGTTGTTGAAGATACGTGCTGGCAAGAGATCATACTGATCGGTCTTTCTGTTGGGTACCTGCATGGTAACTTCCACTGGCTCCAAGGACGCGGCAGTGCGCACGGTCCGAGGTTGTCCCATCATGCGCCGCATGCCTTGCTGGGTGTTGACTGGTTTGCGCTTGATCATGCGTCCGGTACGATCAAAGCGAGGTTTGGCCACAGCCGAGTCGAGATCATCGTCGGGTAGACCCATTATGTCTACCGGTGCCTGTACCTTGGGCAGGCCACCTGGATGTTGCTTGCGCCACTCCTGTTTGGTCATGCCATAGGCCTTTTCAAATTCTGTTGCAGACATCTGTTCTAGGTCTTGACGTGCAATATCCAGTTCGCTCATGGCACCTTCGTGGAACTGCAACTGATCTTGCGACCCTTGTGCAGCCAAGGCCTGTTGTGCGGCCAAGGCCTGTGCTGGACTTACCTTGGCTCCTTTGTCACTCACGGGTTTACGATATCTTGCCCCAGTTTTGCCTACAATTTTATCTAGCATGTCTTGAGTCTTCTCTACATCAGATTTGTTAGCAGTTTTAGTTGCGCTAAACTTGGGTGAACCCGGCATGGCAGTCAAGCCGCCGGTGGCAGGACCTGTGCCTTTGCCCTTGAACGGAGTTTCATCGTTGGACGACTGCGTAGCCTGGCGATCAGCAGTGGCCTTGCGTTCAGCATCGGCTGCCGCTGCGGCCGTATCCTTGTTGGTTTTTCTTGTCTCGGCACCCTTGGCTGAAGCGGCCTTTTGTTTTTGTATCTTGGCATCACGTTCTTTTTCCAAGGCCGCTATACGATCTCTGAGATCATCCTGTTGGGCCGGAGTACGGAGAGTCATCATGAGTTCCAGTTGCTGTATCTGTTTTTCTAGTCGTGCTATCTCTTCAGCTGACTTGTTGTCTACTGGCTGTTCTGCAGGCTGAGCCTGACCAGTATATGCAGGCTGAGGCGCAGTGGCCGGAGCTGTTGCAGGCTGTGTTGTTTTTTGTTTGGCCGGGGTCTGCACCGCAGACATGGCCTGTTGCACACGACGATTCAGTGCGGTGATCTGTTGCTTCTGTGATTTGATCTCGGCGCTTTGTTCTTGATTGGCCTGATGCACCTGGGTCAACTGTTCTTGTTGACGTGTAAGTTCGGCCTGTTGCTGTGCTATCTCCTGCTCTGTTCTAGCAGACTGATCCATTTCATCACGCACCAAGGCTTCGATATCGCTACGGGCAGCAGGTTGGCGCCCACGTATCTTGCGCAGTTCACGTGCCACCACAGGATCACGTGCTGTTGTGCCTGTTAGATCCGGTTCTTCAGGATTTTTTTTTTGACCGCGGGCTTCGCCCATAGGCTCGGCAGTGTTAGTTGGCGTTGGTTCAACTCTGGGTTGTAGATTCAAACCTGGCTGTGCATTTTTCTTTTGCTTGGGCGGAACCTTGTAGCGTTTGAGCTGACTGGCCCAGCGCATGAAGGTATCAAAGTCCTTGAACTTTTGTTCCACATAAGCAGTTCGCTTGGTAGGTGACACCTGACCCAGGGTCACAATGGCATTCCACATCTGTGGTCTTGTCAAGGTAGCCTGGCGACCATCTGGAAATGGCAAAGTGATATAGTCTAATTCGTCCTTCCAGGCTCCAACTATCAAGTTAAAAATATCTTGTGCCACAGTTGATTTGGAACCTTGTTCCTCAATCTCGTTACGATTGCCAATGTTCTTGTTCAAATTGCGCGGATCACTCAAGGTATCAGGACGTGGTGCCTTGACCTGACCGGGTGTGAGTGGTTGTTGTCCTTGCTGTTTACGCAAGTATGCAGGAACATCTTCGGGACGTGGTCCTGCTTCGCCCAGTGTGCCATAGCCCATACACTCTTCTTGCGGAGCAGGTTGACGACCGTTGATGATGTCAATGCGTTTTTGTACCAGATCCTCGTACTCTTTTTCCAACTGCTGTACCTGCATGGGTCTCAGTTTGCCAGCACGCAACTGGGTACGTATCTCAGCGGCACGCAGGCTCAAAGGTTCGATCAGACGTGCTGTCAAATTATCCACTGCACCTTCCTGCAGTTCGCGTTCATGACGTGTATTGAATAAGTCTAAGGTTAACATGTTATCTTTCTTTTTAAGCAGGTTCCGCTTGCATTGTATTTATAATACCAAGCATCTGATTCACAGCGATTTGAGTCCAATCTGTGCTGGTAAACAGTTTTTGATTGTGCTGAATCCTGGATTTTACGGCTGCTAAAATGCTGGTTTGGTCCTGACTGCACAACCAGCGCACCTGTTCAAATGCTTGCGTCCATCTTTGTTGTTCATCTGCTAGTTCATCATAGGTCTCGTCGATGATGTTGTCAAAGGTCTGGAATCCCAAGGCACGCAGATTTCTCAAATGATAGCGATTGGCAAACATCACAAACAATCTGCCGGCCAACAGAGGTTTGGCCGTTTTTTCAGTATAGAAATTAAATGAAGAGTGGCACTGGGTTTCGGTCACCAGACTGTAGGCACACTGATGGTAGACACTGCCAGGTAAGATATTACTGAACGGTACTGACTGCCCTTGGTAATTGACTCGCATGCTGCTGTGTTGACACTGTGCAGGCAAAAATATATCGGGCTCTGTCACAAATTGATCTTGCCCGTTGCCTACATAATTTAGAAAAATCTTGTCAGCCAGTCCGGCTGTGTGTATCTTGTCAAAAACAAAATCTCTGCTGTTACTGTGTGCGCCCAGCAGGGCTTCAAAATAATAAGGTCGTGCTTGATACGTGGTCTCAGGTGGGTCGATATATAAATCACCAATACCTTCAAAGTGAGATGCTCTAAATATACTGCTGTAGTCACAGTCAAACATGACCGGCGCTACCACATGCACATTTTGTTTAAGATATGGCAACAGATCTGCGGTTTTCAGTTCTGTTTGTAGAACGAATACCAAGTGACTGGCCTGTTGTATAATATCAAAATAGATCTGTATGAACTGATCATCTTCTGTGCTGTTGTTGAATCGATTGTACAGGGCCGCGATTTTGAATGTGTCATTGTGATTTAGATAGTAATCTAAATCGTCAGTGGTTTCACACTGCAAGCTATCAAAAAAATAACAACGATTCTGTCGAGTTTCTCTGTTGTTGTAAAAACCGCGGGGACGTATCTGATCTAGATAGATCAGCATGTCATCTTTCTTCTATATAATCTTGATCCGAGGCTTCTGGGCGAGGTCTACGGTTGCGGAACATCTGCAGGGCAGTTTCCGCATGATCTAATCGTTTGAAACGACTGGGCAAGGTTCTTCCACCATGTCGTATTTCAAAGCCATCTTTTTCGTTACCGTGTATTTCGCATACTCGACCGGGTGCCATTTCAAAAGTTTTAACAGGAGGTCTAGCTATCAAGTCTCGATCTTCTGTGCTCTTTTCTTTGATATCAGAATCATCCTGTTTCTTTTCTTTGATGTCCGAATCTTCGATTTCGTCGGCCACAGTCTTGATAAAATCTGTAAATGACTTTTTAACTTTATCCAGAACATCTTCGGCCACATCTCGTTCTGCAGATTCTTCGCAACCGCCAACCAACTTACCTGCCATGGGATTAGCAGGATCCTTCTTGGCTGTGAGCACTGCTACTGTTTTGGGTTTAAAGGTAGCACTGAGTTGATTAACACTCCGTTGGTTTTTATCCAAGCCTTCTTCAAGAACACGGAGGCGATCTACTATGCTGTAAATGTCGTTATGATCTTGTGCCATGGATCATGCCCTTGCTTCCTTTAAACTGGAACGCAGTTGCCAGGCAAATTTATTGGTCTGGCTGAGTCGTTCAGCGATAAAGTTCGCTATGTCTTGTTTGTTTTCTTTGGTGGCGGCTGCAAAGCATTGGTTCAACAGGTCAACCATGACTTCGCTACTGGCCAACAATTCTTCAATCATTAATCGGGCACGTGGTACCTTGGTCTGTCCAGGTATCTTACTGAGTTCTAAAAAACGTTCCAGGCTACCCGGTGCATACTCGTCCAGGCTCCTTATGTATTCGGCTATGGGATCTACAGCACTGTAGGCATCCTCATAGATCTTTTGGAAAAACTTGTGATACTGATAAAAGTCCGGCGTTTCAACATTCCAATGGAACCCGTGTGCCTTGACATAGTAGGCAAACTGTGTTCCTAATAGGGTCTTTAACAAATCAGCTAACACGTCGTTTTTTTCCTTTTTTCATCCAGGCGGGAGTGTTGGGGGTAGGATCCGCGCTGTTAGAGTATTTACCTGTAAAGAAGCTTCCGCCATTTCTTGTTATCATGTTGCCCAGGGGCTGGGCCACGGTGGCTATGCTGCCAGAACAAGTAGCTCCTGAGCTACCGTCTTCTTTTAAATCAACAAATTCATGTAGCCGCATCACATATCCTTATGGTATTGCCCGACAGTACCTGTGCTGTACCGTAATCTACCCGCATGTTGGTCACATCCAACTGGGCCAAACAGGGCTGTACCAGTTCCCAGCGCAGGTAGTAATCACCGGGTTCTGCTTCAATGCCCACTATTTCTTCCAGATAGCAGTCAGTCCATTCCCAAGTACGTTCTGTAAACAGCTCGTCGTTTACATACAATCGGTATACAGGAGTCAATCCTTCCCAATTGCAGTGTACATCTGCGAGTATGCGTACAAAATAGCGGGCCATGCTGTATTTAGCAGGATCGTGTTGGACGTTTTTGCTGTTAGCGTACTTCTCTGATGTTGCTGATGCTGGTATCTTCAATGCCGTACTGTGCTCGCATGAGTCTGCGGGCCTGGATCAGGTTCTCGGCCGTGACTGTGGCATCCACATATTCGGTGTAGTTGGGTTGTTCAATGCGCAGAGTGGCTGCCCATAAACGATACTTGGGATAGATATCTTGAGCTCTCATCGACCGGTCCAACGGGCTATCATGCTCACATAGTGGCTGGAATAAATGCCAGTACCACGGCGGGTGCTGCGCATGCTGCGTCTTCCGGGTTCCACAGGAAATGTGTAGCGTGTCCAGGTCTTGTTTTGATCTACAATCTGATCACCCGGCTTGGCGCGATATTCTCGGGTGGGTTCCATGGCATAACCTAGCACTTCAACTCCGGGTATTGAGTTGAGCATGATCCACATTCTCTGTCCATGTTTGGTTTGTGTTTCACCGGTTTCCAAGGTCAGTTTTAAAATGGTAAGGGCTATGCCGTAAAGAGCCTTGCCTATGCCGCGACCCGTATAATCAGGTGCGGCCACTACACTTTCCACACGCCAGGTCTTGAGTGGATCTAAGGTAGCACTCAAATCCAGTTCACCGGCCAAGGTATCGCCGTCGAATATCATGATTTCCATGAACTCGGGATCTTTCCGATTGACACCGTAGGTAAGTCCCGATCCACCGGGCAAGGGTTTTTTCTTTACTCTAGGAACATCTGCACTCAAGGTGCCTTCGTCACCGTAGTCACCTTGTGGTATGCGGGCTATTTCCATGATACCGGTACTACGACGTAGGCGTAGATCAAAGTCTCGATCACTTTCATAGTTTTGAATATACTGTTCATAATAGCGTCTGGCTTCCTCGGGAGTGTTGGCTTCAAAGCGATCCACTATCTGTGCGGCGCCAGCAGGACGATCAGCGTGGTAGATTTCATAACCTTTGTTGAGTCTATCACGCACACGAGCCATGTGATCCATGCGGCGATCCACATGACGACCGGCACGATCCAAATAGCTACGGCGCAGTTCATCACTGATTTCATTTACTTTTTTTACACCAACATAGGCGCGGATAGTAGGAATGCCTAGAGACTTGGCCGCATTGGCTCTGTGATATCCATCCAGTATGTTGCCATCACCTACCACAATAGGAGGCGCCTTGGAGAAATCCATTTTCTTATATTGTTCTACCTTGGCTGGATCCAGCTTGGGTAGATCTGTTTTGATTGTGTTGACTGGAATATCACGCAGTTCAAACCCGGTAAAGTTGTTGGTGATGTAGTTGGTATAATCGCTGTGTAGATTGTTGTCGTGATGTTTGCGGATATAGTTGATCATGGAATCTACGGAAACCATTTGACTCTCGGCCACTGCTTGTGGCTGTTGTTTACGGGCCCGCCAAAACTGCTTGCCGGCACGGGTTTGATAGCCGCTGGGTTTTAGGTCATTGCCCAGCTCTTGCGCATAGTCATACATCACTGTAGCTATGCCTTGATGACGCATGTCGGGCCGCACATAGGTGTCAAAACTTTCCAAATGGTCGTCCATCACTTCAAAATGTGCGTTGCCTATTTCTCTACCGCCGCGATCATAGGCCAAGATACTGAGCACTCGTTGTCCACGCGGTTCATTGTAGGAAGCCAACAAATCTAGTCCGCCACGATGCTCACGCCGTTCCCAGCCGGGACGCAGGTTAGGATTTACAGCTTCGTCTAGGTCAGGATCAAATTCATCAGCACTGATAAAACGTGTGGTTCCGTCTCTGTGCTGTAGTTGCACAGCGTCATCTTCTGATTCAACTTGATGAATACTCCAGCCAAGACTGTTTAATACATGTTCAATCTGTGGTTGTCGATCCGTAGCATTCCACCAACGATTGGCCAGAACAAAAATAGGATCTGGAACATCATCATGATGGTCACGCTCAGGACTGGGCGCAAATTCTCTCAGTCTCATAGGTATCCTACCCAGGCTGGCCCTATATATCCTTGTGGGAATGCCTTTAATGCTTGCGTGGTTCTGTGTCCACCTTCCCATAACTCGTAGCCGTTGGGTTTTTTCACAACAATAATAGGCTCTCCACTGACACCTTGTTGTTGTATCATTGCGGCTTGTGCGGCATGGCGTTCGGCATCTCTGGGCACTTGATTGGGATTTTTAGAGCCGCCTTCCCTTTTACGAATCTGTTCCTGTGTGCGAGGAGTAAAGACGTCTATGGTAATAGGCAAGCGTTCTAAACGCCATTGCCGTATTGGATATTCCTGTAAAATATGCTGTACATGTGCTTTTTTATCTTCAAGTTCCATGTTGTCAGGAATCTTACTATAAAGCGCATCCTTGACCACATAGTCAGGCCAGTGCTGGGGAACCATGCTTCTTATCAGTCGCCATGCTCCACCTTGATACTCGACCAGTAATTCTTTAATTCGCATCAGCAGTTCCAGCGACGACGTGCTTTACAGATGGCCTTGTCGGGAGTTTTGGCACACGAAATGTTGTGCATTTTCATTTGACCTTTGGATCTTGAGCAGTAGCTCTTGCGACGTTTGCTGGCTTTTGAACCCTTCTTTAGCTTGCTAGGTTTGGTAGTTACCGCTGTTTGTAACTTAGATCCTGGATGTTCTCTGCGATAGGCTTTTACTGCCTTACGACTCATGCCATCTGTCTTGTCTCGATTGTTGGCCTTTTGCCAGGCTTCGGTTTCATTTACGGCTTGAGTAGATCTTTTTGATCGGGCAAATTCTTTTTGCGTTTCTTGATCTGCCAACTGTATAAGGGCCTGTGCCAAAACACTATAACTCAGTCCTTGTGTTTGTCGATCTAATTGTCTAGCTTTTTGACTCTCCTGATTGATAAAATCTATTACATTCTTATTTGCTCCAATTTTTTGCAATAAGGCAACTTCAGGAAGGATGTAGTGTGATAACCACGCATTACCATTGGCATGTCCATGGCGTGCAACGGTTATACAGTTCCGTTTTAATCGGTCTAGTGTATCAATATATTGTGTGTTAAGCTGTGATTTTGTTGACTCAGTTTCCATGATGGTGCTGGTGGTGGCAAACACATACAGCTCATCGTCATCCAAGCTCTCTAAGTCTTCCCAGATCACTTCACTATCAACTCCGTTGCTGGCAGCCAAGTCTTCAATAATGCTTTCGATCAGGTCGAACTCTTTGGCCAGTTCTGCGTCTTCCGCCACACCTTGCTTCATACAATGCTTTAATTCTGCTACAGCTTCCTCATAGGAATCATATCCAGCCAGATCGTTGCCTGAAGCATAATGTTTCATATAATACTGACCAACACCAGGACTTGACTCGCGATCAATACCAACCTCACCTACTGGTTCACCGTTTTTCTTAAACACTTTGCGTTGTTGGTCTGCATGACCTTCTGCTACACTTTCGTTGGGCACACAGTTACGCACCAAGCCACCGTTTTTACCGCGCTTGGTACCTTCGGCATGTTTGCCGGGCCAGCAACGAGTGTAACCGTTGGCATCTTTTTGACCCTTACGGATCTCATTTAAGTTGCCGTGTGTTTGACACATGCCACAGTCTTCGCAGACCATTTCCATCTCGATGCTTTCGTTGTGCTTCTTCTTGCCGGCACAGTGAGCACGTTGTGAGAAGCCCTTAGGATGGCTACAGTTGATACTGTTCTTGTATTTTTGGCTCCACTTTTCAGTGATGAATTCGTTAGCTTTCATTACCAACTCCTATATTTTCTTCTGTTTTCTTTTGCCCACTGATCCTGTTTTGCAAATCTTTCTTGATCGGCAGCATATCTAGCTTTCATCTGGGCTAGAGTTTTTATGTCATCTGGGGTGGCGGGCTCTGCCAATCGATCATACTTACCACTGGATGTTTGTATAACAGGTCTTACACCCAGCTTGGGCTTATTAACCACTGCGGTCGCAGGTGCCGGTTCTGGTGGACGTGGCGCAGGCACTCGAGTTGGATCCACGAACGGTTCCAACTGATCGGCTCTGACAGGGTGGCGCATTTTGCGCAGTGCTTTGGCCTCAATCTGTCGTATACGCTCGCGACTGAGACCCATAAATTTGGCAACCTGCTCCAGGTTCATGTCATTGAAAAATCTCTGTGTCAGCACGCTGCGCTCAACTGGTTTCAATGAGCTCATAGTAGATTTAAGGGCGGCTCTGAGTCGATCAAGATCGATCTTATCTTCCAGTTTTTCCAACTCATCATCTGCCGGTATGTCCATTGGTTCTGGGTCAGCCATAGGAACCGGCGCAGACAGAGAGTTTTTGCCACCATAGTAGCGACGCTCGGGATCCTGGCGGGCCGACATGGTGCGCTGGGCTTTTTGTTTCCAGTCTTGACCCATCTGCTTGACGTCATAAGGACTGACAGTGGACGGCGGCGTAGAAGGATTCCAATAGCGGTATTGGCTAACTTCTGTGATGAATTCTGTAGCTCTCATTCTTTGTGTTTCCTTTTTTTGCCTCTACGCATATTTAACTGCCAACGAGCCAATTGTCCTTTTCTACCTTTGGCATGTGCAGCTTTTTCCAACTGGGCCATGGTGGCACCCTTGGGTATTCCGTGGCGCTGACTGTCGCCTGGGCGACCTGGACCTTTACCATCTGCAAAGTTTTCTGCCAGTGTGCCTTCGGCCCAACCATGGCCATCATAAGCATCTCTTATAGGCAATGCTACAGTTTGGCCCTGACGATTGCTCAGAATAATATTGTTGATTTCGTCATCAAAATCTATACTCCAACCTTTGGTCTGTAGTCGGGCCTGAATATATTTGAGATCGTTGTCAATTCCGTTGCCCA